ACATCGTAGGTTTCTATAAATATGTCGGAATCTGAAGAACAATTAGAAACGATTCAGGTAGTTAGAATCCTGAATCCATTCGATGTCAGTCAGCGAATGACTGACACGATGCCCTATGAGCGTGACCGTTCATATGCCAGTTATGTAGAAAACGCATATGACTATGATGGCGAGATTGTCGGTTCGCTGAATGGCAAAATCATTGACAAAGAAGAGTGGCCCTTAACATATCTTGCCGCTGGTGACTCTATCGTTCTTTGCCCTGTACCTCATGGTAAAGGCGGCAAAAGCATTCTTCGCATTGTCGCTATGATCGCATTGGCGGTTGTAGTGAATGTCATGTCTTTTGGCACATTAAGTCCGCTTACAGTTGGCTTAATTAAGGCCGGAATCATGGTCGCGGGAGGGATGCTTGTTAATGCCCTTCTTCCTGTAAAACCAGCGGGTAATATCACTTCTCCAGAAGATTTGTCCGACCATAGCCCATCATACGGCATTGATGGAGCCAAAAATACTTCGGTAGAGGGCGTGCCAGTTCCGGTTATTTATGGGAGCTTCAGAACTGCTGGAAACCTTGTTTCTGGATATGTAGAGAACGTGTCCAAGACGCAGTATCTTTACCTTCTTTACGCCGTAAGTGAAGGTTTGATTCACCACATTGACCAAATCGAAATCAATGACCAGCCTATTAGCAACTATACGGACGTATTGTATGAGGCTAGGGGCGGATCAAGCGATCAAGGGCCGCTTAACTGGTTCAATGATACGATTGTTCCTGTCAGCAAGAATATCGAATTAACGAACGGGACTTGGATAACACATACGACAACAGGCGAAGTTGATCGTATTCGGGTTGATTTGGTTGCCCCAGGCGGTCTTCAAGAAGTTTCTACAGAAGATGGCTCAAATTAGCCTGCTGGTGTTGATATCGCAATCGAATATGCACCAACCGGAACTGGTAGTTGGACCCCTTTCCCTGGAACCAATCAAGTTGTAGGTAATAGAATAGCGTATGGAGTCGTGACCGCGCCCGCTTATACCTATATCAATGAAGAGTTTACGACAGATTGGGCTGGTGTTACATATATCTATACGACTTATTACAATGCCTCCTATCAACCTGTTTATCCGACAGTCGTATGGAAGTGGCAAGATAATAATACGGCGGTCACAGGTTCAGATTTAGCATACATTCAGGCAAATGCTTATATTTATTCGCTTGATGTTGGCAGAACATACGAAATCGCTGTTCCAATTTACGCCAGTATTATTCGCATGACGGATAATACTAGGTCGCCAGTTCGTATGTCTGTTTATAGCCCCGTATTGGCAGAGGGGGTATATGATGTTCGTGTAAAACGTGCTAGCGCCGATGAAGTTCGAACAAACGTAACAAGCGACGTGTATCTCTCCGACATCAATGAAATCGTTTTAGAGGATATTGGGTATCGAAATACAGGACTTCTGGCTCTTCGAATCAAGCTAACGGACCAATTAAATTCTCTGCCATCTGTTTCGTATAGGGTTTGGGGCAAGGTTCTCAATGTTTATAATCCAACGGGCGGATATTGGGCATACACATATAGTGAGAATCCAGCATGGATCGTGTGGGACATTCTAACCAGCACTCGTTATGGTGGGGGTATTCACTACAGTCGTTTGGATTTTGATAAATGGGTTCAATGGGCTCAGTATTGCACGTTTAAGGGTTTAACCTTTAATGGCATTATCGACCGTCAAATGACGGTGTGGGATGCCGCGCAATTAGTCGCCCGCTGCGGTCATGCCACCTTGGTCCCATTGGGAACAAAGTATTCAATCGCAATGGAGGCTGACAACACTCCTGTTCAGGTGTTTAGCGTCGCCAACATTGAAAAGGAATCCTTCAAAATCAATTGGTTGCCGATGGATGATCGGGCCAATGAAATTGAAGTGACGTACTATGATCGCGCAGATAAGTACAGACAAAGGTCCATTCGTCTGTACGATCAGATCGCCTTAAGTCAAGGTCGGTCACAAAAAACCGCTTCCGTTGATCTAGTCGGGGTAGTTGATTACACGCGTGCCGCACAAGAGGCTCAATTTCACCTAAACCTGAATCGCTATATCACCCAAACTGTAGAGTTTGACGCCCGTGTTGAAGCAATTGCCTGTACGATTGGTGATGTGATTATCGTTCAGCACGATATGCCACAATGGGGATTTGGTGGCAGATTCAGTTCAACGGGAAATTTGAGCACAGTCACGCTAGATCGTACCGTGACAATGGAAACTAATAAAACTTATAGCTTTCTTACATTCTTCGATACTGTCACTAGGGTAACAGGAACAATTGCCTCTATTAGTGGCAATTGGGTGACATTGAACGGATATTCGGGTCAGGGTTCGATTAAACGCTTTGTGGCTGCGGGGACATTGGATAAAGAGGTAAAGTCATTTAGTGTGAATGCGGTTTATCTGGACAATGTGTCGGGATTGTCGGCAGGACAGTCATATGTACTATATGACACTGACGTAATTGAGCAAAGATATGTTCAATTAGCCATCGGTACAACAAACACGATTACTTTGACTGCGCCATTACCTGATTATCCAAGGTCTAATCAACAATGGCTATTTGGTGAATATAACAAGGTTAGAAAGCCATTCAAAGTCAAAAGTCTTTCAAGGGGTGATGACTACAAGCGCACCATTGTCGCCCTGGAACACAATGCTTCGGTTTATGACCTAAGCGGTATTGCCGTTCCTACACCTAATTATTCGAACTTACAGACGACGATTAAGCAATCCACGATCACTAGCGTCGCGGAAGACCTAATTGCAATCAATGGAATTATTAGATCGCAACTGACTGTCTATTTCAACAACACGTCTTCGACATACAGGCTTTCCAGAGTCTATGCGTCTGTGAATGGTGGTGCGGAAACTTATAAAGGGTCGGGGGAAGATCGAATAACTTTTGAGGTTGCAGATAGAACACAAATTACTGTCAGGGTCGTCGCCGAAGATGCTTTAGGGAAAGCCGTACCTGCTTCAAGTGCCCCTACATACACCTTGACAGTTTTGGGCAAATCGGCACCGCCCAAAGACGTGATAGGTTTTGGTCATGATGTCGACCAATATGGCATCGCCTTAACTTGGTCCGCAAATACCGATGTTGATATCGACAGCTATGAAGTTCGGTATGGCAATACGTGGGATACAGCAACAATATTGGTGAGCAAGCACCGTTCAACAATATTAACTACAGGGCTGAGGTCTGCTGGCACGCATACATTCTGGATAAAGGCAATTGACACAACTGGTAACTATTCGACCAATGCCGTATCAACCCAAGCGGTTATTATCGGGACTACACAAACAGGATTAAATGGTTCGTTTGCAGGAGAAAATGTAGTCTTAACTTGGGCCTATTCTGTTGGCGCCTTTGCTCTTGACCGTTTCGAAATCAGGACAGGTGCCTCATGGGCAGCGGGGACACTTGTTTCTACTACAAAATCAACTGGTTTCTCAGAAAAGGCGAACTTTTCAAGCTCCAAGACGTATTGGGTTGCGGCAATAGACATTGCCGGTAACATATCCACAGCGACAAGCGTAACTCTTACAATTGTTCTTCCTTCTGCCCCTTCTGTAACTGTTGAGGTTATTGATAACAACGTCTTGCTACGCTGGACCACTTCAACTGCATCGCTTCCGATCAATAGATACATTCTAAAGAAAGGGGCAACTTTAGGTGCCGCTGTAGAGATTGGTCAGATTTATGGTCAGTTTTCTGCCATCTTTGAGCAGAATGCAGGCACATACATATATTGGGTCGCGGGCATTGACTCGGCAGGGAACGTCGGGTCATACGGTGCCGTTAGTGCCCTTGTTAGTGCCCCTCCTGATTATATTCTTCGTCAAGATTGGGTTTCATCGCTCGGTGGAACAAGGTCAAACATTCAGATTATTGATGGGGTTCTAACTGGCCCATTAGCTACTCAGACTTTCGCGGAACACTTCACGAATAACAGTTGGGCAACACCACAGGCCCAGATTGATGCTGGATACCCCAATTACTTTCAACCATCAGCGACGACCTCGTATTACGAGGAAACCTTTGATTATGGAACAACAATTACTCAAACCACATTAATTAGTGTATCATCAGTAGTTGCCACTATTACTGGCACAGTGACAAAATCCACGTCTATTTGGACAAGCGCAGATAATACGAACTGGAGTACAGAAGTTGTTGGTGAGCAATTACTCAAGGCTGGATTTAGGTACGTCAAAACTAGAGTTACCGTAACTGCAACAGGTGGCGATGATCTTTATCGGCTACTTGAAGTCAGGGTAAAGCTATCCTTAAAACAAAAGACTGATTCTGGAGTCGCCACTGTAAATGATACAGACAGCGGTGGAACTACAGTAAATTTCAATGTCTCATTTAAGGATGTTGATTCGATTACCCTAACGGCATTGGGGACAACCGTGCCTTTAATTGCAATTTACGACTTTACGGACACTCCCGATCCAACCAGTTTCAAAATTCTTTTATACGATAGGTTTGGCACAAGACAGGATGGAACTGTCTCTTGGTCAGCTAGAGGGGTTTAATTATGGCAGGTGATTTTAACAAACCGGTTACAACCGATGCCTATACGTCAGTTTTGACTTACGTTAGGGATATGTTCGCTGATCTGGCGAAACTGATGGATGGGACGGGAACTGCAAATACCCCGACCAACGCTATTCGCTGGAATGGCACCACAAAGCGTTTCGAGAAATACAGTGGTACGGTCTGGAATGAATTGATCGTAAAGGCGACCGACAAATACGACATCAACGTGGACCGTGTTGATGGTTACGACGTTGGCAACGCGAGCGGGAATATTCCACTGAGCAACGGTACTCGCAACGTCAACGAGAACGCCGACATGGTGGACGGAGCGCACGCCGGGACAGCGGCAGGCAACGTCCTAGTGCTGGACGGCAGCGGTCTTGTTCCGGTTGCCAATCTTCCGACCGTCACCGCTGCGAAAGGCGGCACAGGGCAGACTGGTTACACCACCGGAGACTTGCTTTACGCATCAGGTGCCTCTGCGCTCTCGAAACTCGCTGCCGTCGCCGCCGGTTCCGTTCTCGCGTCGAACGGAGCGGGAGCCGCTCCGGTATGGACACCTTCTCCGACCATCGGAACACAACTGATTGTGACCGGGGCGGGCGCGAACAACTGCTACGGCATTCACCTTAGAAACGCCACGCCTTACATTTCGATGTGGGATACAGACAACTCGCGCAAGTGGTTGATGGGGACGGATGCTGATGCTTGGTGGGTATATCGTGCCACTACACAATCAGAAAACGCTACAGATTGGGTGGCTAGATTTAGGGTAAGTGCTAACGGCGAAGTTACAAGTAATTCAGGTTCCGTTAGTGGTGGTTTTTTCTGTGGCAGCACAACTTACCCGTATCTGCAAAACAATGGCACCGACAGTGTGCTTGCTTGGGATGCCAGTGACTATTTTCATTACATAAAGGCTAGCAACCAACTCAAGATGTACGTCGGTGGCGTCGAGCAGTTTATGGTCGACTCGGCGGCGGGCATCAGCGGGAAAACCCTGAACCTTACGAACAACGTTTCTGGTAGTATAGGTCCTGGCATTGGTCTATTCAACCACTCAGGGACCACAAATTCCGCTACACAGATTGCGTTTGTGGATAGTTTCACGCGCAATCAGATTTATATGTATGTAACGGCGGGCGGGTCTGGAAACTACAATTTTAACTTACATCGTGCCGGTGTTGGCTTTGTTAATGTGTTAAATGCGTATGGCGATACTCAAAACTTGCAGATGTACAGCGTCACGTTCTACAAGCCCGGTGGCGGGGCGTTCACGGATTCGTCCGACGAGCGTATTAAGCACAACATCATCGACTACCAGCTTGGTCTTGATGAAATCCTCACATTGCGTCCAAGGGAGTTCTCGTTTAAGCCAGAAACAGGTCGTGACCCTAATCAACGATTTGTCAGTTTTGTGGCACAAGAAGTTCAACAAACGCCATTTGCTGATCGAATGTTAGGTACTATCGAGTTCAAAAATGAACGCACCAACGAAGTTATTTTGGAAGATTGTCTGACGCTGAACCCGTCCGATCTTCCATACGCACTCGTAAATGCCGTTAAAGAACTTTCTGCCAAACTTGACGCTGCCAACGCTCGTATCGCAACGCTAGAGGCAAGGGGTTAAGATGGCAATTTGGGCTATCGTTATAGGCGGAAGAGTCACCAACATTGTTGATGCCTATGTGGCGAATACTCAGTCTGGAAAGGTAATAGATGTTTCAGACCTGAATATCAAGCCACAAAGGGGTTGGTGGTGGGATGGCTCTTCTTTCAAGAAAGTGCCACATGACATCACTATGGCAAAAGCTCATTTACGCTTACAAATCAATAACTTACGTAATAACTTCATTGAGCGGCCTATAACCTACCTGGGCAGACAGTACGATGCGGATGATCGTGCCTTAACAATGTTGATGATGTGGGCGGTTTTCTTGCTAAATGGCGGAACACTACCTGCGGGCTTTACTTGGCGTGACGCAAACAACGAAGACGTGCCATTCACAGGGGCAATGCTACGGGGTCTGTGGCAGGAAGTGAAAGATCGTCGGTTCAACATCATGACGACAAGCTGGAATTACAAACAACAGGTCTTGAATGCCACAACTATTGAAGAGTTGGAGGCAATCAAGGATATACTGGATCAATGGTAAGTAACTACTGACTTGATTTTTAAGGTTTTTTTAGGCATAATCAAACACTGATACAGGAGGGATTATGTCTAACGATACTGAAGTTCAGTCATACGCACGATCTGGAGATAGAGTCATTGAACAGCTTAGGGTCGACTTCAACGAGCATATTGTGGAAGAGCGCGAACACCGAATCAGGGAAGAGGTAAAGGATGAAATGGTCGTTCAGAATTTGAGCGCCCTGAAGGAAGAAATTCGTGGCCTGAAAGAGTATGTCGGAACATTGAAAACTGAATTAGGCACACAGATTGGTAGCGAGTTTCGTCATTACTTTGGCGACATGACCGCAGCCAAACATGCCAATGAACACAGTAGGCTTGAATCCCTTTTGAACCGAATTGACAAGTTGTCCGATAACTTTTGGGGGAAGGTTATTGGCGAAGTCGTAAAGTGGGCAGTGGGAATCTTCCTAATCGGGTACTTCGTTTGGACACAAAAAGGTGGAAGCTAATGGCGTATTCAAAGTATTTTCCTGAAAGAACACTGACTTTCTCCCAAACCGCAGCACGTCGCCCGGAAATCTCGAATGAATTACCAGCGTCATTAATCCCAAACGCACAGCGTTTGTCTAACAAGCTGCAAAGAATCCAAGAAGAAATCAACGAACGATATCCCGGTAATTGGATTTTTGTGTCTTCCGGGTATCGCTCTCCTGAACTGAATAAAGCAGTTGGTGGTTCCCCCACGTCAGCACACAAGCTCGCTTTGGCAGCAGACATTACTGCTGCCAATGTCCCCTTGATTGCCCTGATTGAGATTATCAGGGAAGTCACCCCGGACTATGACCAGATTATCTACGAATTTGGTAAGTGGGTTCATCTAGGCTTTGTGACAGAAGATAAAAAGCCACGTAAGCAACTATTGACGGCTAAGAAGGTTCGCACGGTCACAGGCGAATTCAGGACTGTCTATTTTGCGGGGATACAGGAATGACATCATTTTGGCCCACTTCTAAGTCCGTCAGACCATTTGTAACGACCTTTGTCATTATTACCTACAACGCGGTATTGATTGCCGCTCTAGTCTTAGGTGTTCTCCCAATTCGGGATTACATTATGGCAGTAGGACCAATTAATGCCTCTATCATTGCTTGGTGGTTCGCAGAAAGAGCCGCTCTCACTGACCCAAAACTAGGAAAACAAGAATGAGCTTTCTATTAGGAATTAAGAACATTCTCATTACCGCC